CTATGTCCCGTCGAAAGCGGAGGACAATCCCTATTTGGATGCGGGATATTGGCAGATGCTTAATACGCTTCCCCCTCATTTGAGGGCCGCTTTTAAGGATGGTTCATGGGATACGTTTGTCGGGCAGGCGTTTCAGGAGTGGAGCCGGACGTATCATGTGATTGAGCCTCCCCATAATACATCCGGGAAATTAATGGGAATGACGGAGAAACAGCCCCTCGTGCCGGAAGGCCGACCGATTTACATGACGTTTGACTGGGGATTCGGGAAGCCGTTTTCGGTTGGCTGGTGGTGGATTGACTCCGATGGACGGAAATACAGGTTTAACGAGTGGTACGGGTGGAACGGGACCCCCGATCAGGGTTTGAGACTGGTGGATTCGGAGATTGCGGAAGGGATAATCAAACGCGAACAGGCAATGGGGTTCAATGTTGAACAGGGATCGTCCCCGAAAGTCATAAATCCCCAAATCACCCGCCTCTGCGACCCCACCAGCTTCAATAAGAAACCGGATTATAAGGGTGGGGGCCAGGGACCGTCCACGGCAGAGATATTTATGAACATGGGACTCCAGATGAGGCCGGGAGATCCGTCCAGAGTTCTTAAATGGCGGCAGTTCCATGAGCATTTAAGGGTTCCAAGAGACGAGGAAGGAAATGTCAGCGGCACCCCGATGCTTCAGGTGTACTCATCTTGCCAACACTTCATCCGTACCGTGCCATCTTTGGTTGTTGATCCGAACAATATCGAGGACGTTTGGAGCGATGGGGAGGATCATGTTGCAGACGAAGCGGCTCTTTTGCTCATGTACCGACCACTTACACAGCTTCCCCCGAAGGAAGAGAAACACAAACCCCCGAAGGACATCACGGAAGTCGCGGCGCTTGAACGCGAACAGATTTGGGATGAGATCCGCGCGGCAGAGGAAAGAGAAAAGATGGAGGAGATATTTTATTGAGGAGGGGATTATGTTCTTAACTGGTGTGATTTATGGTGTGTGTTGTGTGGTGTTCATGGTATTATGTTATAAAAGTGTGCGATAATCGCACGTGCGAAAAGCGCACACTTAACTTGACAAGCCTCTAATACGAGTGTATAGGGGTAGAAAGAGAGGTACAGAATGGAATCATTGGTTGCCATTGTCGCCTTGCTTGTCGTTATTATCTTCCTGTTATTGTTTATTTATTTACAGAATAAACAATCTTCAGAAAAAGAATCCAATTTATTGGACAGAATCATGACAAAAGATTACGCCACGTATGTCAATGGCGAAATCGTGCGTGAGGCTGCGAAACGGCCCGATCAAATCTATGAAGACCAACAGGAGAAAGGAATTCCGATATGAACGAAATTGGACTTATCCTATATGGCGCAGCGTGTGTGATGTTTTTTCTACTTTGTTATAAGTGGGCAGGAAGATGAAATCCTCTGAAATATTCAAGGACGACAACAGCAACCAGCAGTTTTTTGACAAAGTTTTTGACAATCATCTCGATATTGTCCGTTCGATGAACGAACAGCTTATCTGGAGAAACCTCCTTTACATGGTTGGGGAACAATATCTTGAGTATTTACGCTCAAGCAAGTCTTTCCGCCGGCGACAGATTCCTGATTATGTCCCGACGCCCGTATCGAATGAAATCCGGGAATTTGTACGTTCGATTAACGCCTTCCTCTCAAATCAGAAAAACATCCCCCGTGTCTGGCCGAATACGAACGAACGCGAGGACAAGGAAGCTGCGGACCTCGGAGAGTTTCTTTTGACGTGGATGGACCAATCTAAAGACGGGGATTTCTTTGACGAGATGGAACGAGTCAGGATTTGGCTCTGTGTCTCCGGGACGGCGTTTCTTCGCACCTTCCCCGATGCAAACGGTGGGCAGTGGACGGGTGACGGCAGTGATCGTTTCAAAACCGGCGATGTTGGGACACAGTGCATAACGCCGTTCAATGTCCGACTCGACACTTCCGGGGAGACGTTAAAGAAAAAGCGGTGGATCGGTGTTCAATCCCTCGAAGACCCCGAATGGGTGGAAGACACCTTTAAAGTTTTGATCGAACCAAGAGGCAAGGAATCGGCGTTTACCGATTATTCCAACCGCCTTGCGAAACTGATTACAAGCGTATCCCCCTGGAAGGGGAACAATCTTGATTTCCAATCGCTTGACAGTAGCGACGAGGATGTTGTCCTTTTCCGGGAACTTGAATTTAAGCCAACCATGACTCACCCACAGGGGCAGTATTTCATTTCCTGTGGTGGGAAGATCATCTATAAACGCGACCGGATGCCTATAAAGGCCACTCCCGAAGAGTGGTATTACAGTATCACCGATTTCCACTATAATTACGTCCCTGGCCGGTTCTGGTCGGATGCGGCGGTGAACGACCTCATTTCCCCACAGAACACCATCAATGAGATTGACCAAGCCCTTGCGATTAACCGCAAAGGCATGGCAAGGCCCCTTGTTTTCCTTCCAGGCGATGTTGGCTTGAAGAAGGTTGAGATGGGAGGGCGCGGGTTCAATCTCTTGTCTTACAACCCCATTATGGGGCAAAAACCGCAAGTGGAGAACGGGACCCCGCTCCCGGCGCAAGTCCTTGAGGAACGCAAATTCCAGAAACAGCAGATGCAGGACTCCGGTGGCGATCCGAAAAATGTCCTACGCGGCGCCACCCCTTCAGCGCAATCGTCTGGTGTTCAATTAGATATACTGCGCGAAACAGTGGAACGCGGGAAAGCCCCCGATATTGACCGATACAACCGATCCTTGACCAAAGTTTACAAGAAACGCCTTCTTCTGGCCCAGGAGATTTACCAAGAAGATCGTATCCTGAAGATTGCCGGACGGGGGAATAAGGTCAAAATCAAGAAATTCAAGTCTTCCGACCTTCGGGGGAATACCGATGTGCGGCTTGAACTCGATTCGGGACTTATTGCAACCAAATCCGGGCAGACTCAGGTACTTTTGTCCATGATCCAATCCGGGTTCTTTGGGGATGTCCAGCAGAGGCCGGAAATCCAAGAGGAACTTTTTAAACGCTTCGGAATGGCGTCATTCAGCGAAGAGGAAAACGCAGATCTCAACCGCGCGGAACGCGAGAACCTTGCGTTGGCGAGTGGGGAGAAACCAACCGTTCATATTGTCGAAATGGCCCCCAACCCGCAAGATCCGCAGGCACCTCCGCAGCCGCAGGTCATGGTTGAAGACCCGCTGTTTAAGTACGACAACCACCCGATTCACTATAAAGAGCATCTTCAATTCGCGTTTTCGGATGAATTTTCGGAACTTCCCGAACAGTTGAAGGTCATTTTCCTTGCCCATACCGACACGCACCGGATGGAAATCGACAACGTGAAGCCGGACATGAGGCAGTACGTCCAGATTGACAAGATGTACCCGCTGATGACCAGAAACGAGCAGATGCAGATTCTTACCGAAATCGGCATTCAGCCTGATGCGGAAGGTGAGGTCGCCGGACTCCCGGATGCTTCCAAGACCATGCAGGCGAAACAGCATTTGATGGATACTGAGGCGAGAGAACAGGGGAAAATGGTAGGCGAAGAGACGAAACGTATAAAGATAAACACCGATGCGATGGTTAAGATGAAGGGAATGGAGAAGGATGCCATATCGGCTGAAAAAGGCGGGAAGCGGGTATAAGGTTGCTTCTCCTGCTCATACGTTTAGTAAGAAACCGTTGTCGCTCAGAAACGCTCGCGCTCAACTGAGGGCGATTCTGATGAATACGAAGGGGAAGTAATGGAGGCGTTAAAGAAACTGATATTCCTGCTTCAGCGATATGTCGAAAAGAAATGGTATGGACAGATCGTAGTATCGTTTGAAAGCGGCAACATCGTGAACTTGAAGGTTACAGAGAACATAAAATTATGAAGGATATACTGAAACAAAAAAGAGAACGATTGATACAAGAAATGAAGAAATGTGGGTATGAATATGACCCCACGAAACACCCTGATCATATTGACATCCTGTGTAAAGGCTGTTTTAAGAAGGTTACAGAGAGCATAAAACTATGAAGACATACAGCAAAAAGGAAATTGATAAATTCACCGAGAAAATTATTAAACCAGCAATGAGGAAGTTGCTTACAAAAGCAATAAAGGATGCGTACAGGGAGAGCATAAAACTTTAACACATAACGCTACCAAGCAAGTTGGGGCAGATTGATCCGATTGGCGGATTGACTGCCCCTTTTTTATGATCTTTGATGTTAGAAATACCATCAAAATTTCAGAAACTTAAAGGAGAATACTATGCCAGAAGAAAAAATTGCTGCAAACACGGATTCAGCAACCGTGACCAAAGAGGCAGACGGCAAACCTCCCGTCGAAAAGGATGACAAAGGTTCGGACTCATCCACCGAAACTATGCCGTGGCATAAGGATGCGCGGTTTCAGACGTTCAATAAGGAGAAAAAGAACTTGGAGGCGGCAAACGCTAAACTCCAAAAACTCCTGAAGGACAACGACCTTGACGACCCGGACGACCTTGAAGATTTGGTCAAATCCGGTAAAACAGTCAAGGGAAAACTGGCTGATTTGAACCAGATTGACGCATTGATCGCAAAGGCCACAAAACTCGACAGTTACGAGGCTTATTGGGCCGCAGAGAAGGATCGCAAGGAACGCGAGGAAACCGATCCCGTAACGAGGGCGGAACGCGCGGAACGAAAACTTGCGGATACCGAACAACGTCGGAGATTCGAGGATGACAAAAAGAGAAAGACCGAAGAAGCTAAATCGGCCATAGGGAATTATGAAAAGGAAGTCACTTCTTTGATTAAGGAACTCGGCCACCAGAAGGATCAGGAACCCTTCATTCTGGAAATGTTTGGTGTCGGCAACCCCTCAAATGACGTTGATATCTACGACAAAAAAGCGATCAAACGGCTCGTCGCCGATGGACAGAAAAAGGTTGAGGCTTTCAAACAGTCAGTGATTGCCGAATACCT